GTCGAACGGTGGCGGTGCCAACGGCGGCGGCAACAACGGTGGAAACGGCAAGACGCTGCCAAACGGCATGACGATGGAGCAGTTCAACAAGCTCGCTCCTGAGAAGCGTCTGGCTCTCGCCCACCAATACAAACTCGGTGCGCAATAAGCGGCGGCGCCGCGCTTCCCGGGTTTCAGTGACATCACGTCTTTTGTCGGCGGGCGCAGTGCGTCTGCCGACGTAAGGCAAAATTACCTCGGTCAGCTGGGCCAGCCGAGGACAGTAAATCTGGCCCGACAACGTAAGTCCAACTGACCTCTGGGAGACCACCGTGGCTCTGACTCTTATGGAAGCCTCCAAGCTCAACGACGGCAACGTCAAGCGGGCGGCTATCATCGAAATGTTCGCGCGCAACAGCGACCTGCTGCGTGCGCTTCCGTTCGAAGACATTCCGGGCGGCTCGCTCGCATACAACCAGGAAGGCAAGCTCCCTGGCGTCGCGTTCCGTGGCTACAACGAAGCCTATTCGGAATCGACGGGCATCATCAACCCGCAAGTCGAAGTGCTCCGCATCGCGGGCGGCGACTTGGACGTTGACAAGGCGCTGATCAAGACGCGCGGCGAAGGCGTGCGCTCGCAGCACGAAGCCATGAAGGTGAAGGCTCTGTCCCTCCACCTCGCCGCGAAGATGGTCAATGGCGACTCCGAAGCCAACCCGCGCGAATTCGACGGTCTGCGTAAGCGCATCGTCGGTGGCCAGCTCTTTGGCCCGACCGCCGCGCAAAACGTCGACGGCCCGCTGTCGCTCGAAGTCCTCGACGCCGCGATCGATGCCGTCGACAACCCGACCCACCTCCTGATGTCGAAGGCCATGCGCCGGAAGCTGCAAACTGCGGCTCGCCAAGGCGTGGGCGGCGACATCACCGTGGACACCGACGAGTTCGGCTTCCGCGTGACCCGCTACAACGACCTGCCGATCCTGATCGCCGACTACGACGACCAGGGCCAGCGCATCATCGACTTCAACGAAGCCGGTCCTTCGGCGGACTCGCAGACGGAAACGTCGCTGTACGTCCTGTCGATCGGCGACGGCAAGATCGTGGGCCTGCAAAACGGCGTCATGGAGGTCGAAGACCTCGGCGAACTCGACGCGAAGCCGGTCTTCCGCACGCGTATCGAATGGCTGATTGGCCTCGCGGCCATGCACGGCCGCGCTGCCGCGCGCATCTGGGGCATCACCAACGCGGCCGTCACCGCCTAATGGCTGAGGGAGGGGGCAACCCCTCCCACAACCTACGGCCCGTCCTCCATCTCTTCTGAAGGAAATCCCCAAATGACTGTGAAGCCTTCCCTGAACCGCTTCGAGTTTGACGCCAGCCTCGTGCTGCGTGAGGCTGATCAAGCGCCCGTCACCGCTGACACCCGCTCCAGCGCCATCGCGCTCGACAAGCTGTCGGCTTATTGGAACGACTCCGACGAACGTGCGGTCCCGCATCAGTTCGCGGTTATCGTCGAAACCGAGTCGCGTGATGTCGCCGACACCAACGAGACCTACGTCGCGGAAATCTCTGTCGGCAACGACGCAGCCGGCGCGGACGTGGTTCTCGAAAGCCGCAGCGTCGCCAACGTCGGCCGCCATGTCTTCGTGGTCACCCGCGAAGCCCTCAAGGCCGCCCAAGCCGATGCGACCCACCTCACGGTGAACATGAACGTCGGCGGCACCACGCCGTCGATCGCGTGGAACGCCTACGTGGCGCCGCTCGCCGGCCACTAAGACCGGAAGCGCTGAAACTCCTGGGGCGGCTTCGGCCGCCCCAGTCTCTCTGAACCCCTGGCACGAGACTACACATGCAAGCCTCAAATCGATTTCTCATCGACGGTGAGCTTGTTCTCCGTGCAGCGGGTCTTTCCCCAGTCACCAGCGACGTGAACACTGACGAGCTGCCGCTCGATCGCCTCACTGCGTACTGGGCTTCGGCCGGCGATCACGCCGATCAGCATCAATTCACCGTTGTCCTGGATGTCGAAAGCATCGCCGCTGACGACGGACAGACCTACGAGTTCGCGGCCGAGATCGGCGGCGACGTGGTCTCGACCCTCACAGTTTCCGAAGCAGGCAAAGCCTACTTCAACATCGCACGCGAGACCGTCGAAGAGAATTCCGACGCCGCTCTCCGCCTCGCACTCACCACGACACTCGGCCCCATTTCTTCGGCCACGGTGACGTTCAACGCAGCGGCTTTCGTCGGCCTGGAAATCACCGTCGACGATGGCGATGCCAACGAAGCCTTCACCTTCGAAGACGGCTTGAACGGGACACTCGATCCCGGCGCCGACGAAGAAGACTCGGCGCAGGCCCTGGCCGACGCCATCAACAACTCATCGACCATCGACTGCACGGCTACGGTTGATGGCGCAGTGGTGACCATCACCACCAACTTCCTCGACGCG